GTTCAAGTAGGCCCGTTGCCGATACTCCGGTAACCTGTGCAAAAGTGAGCTGGGTTGTTGTGACCGATCCAACAGATCCGGTAGCCAATACACCTGTGACAGAGACATTCGGATTAAGTGAGACTGTTATAGAGCCAACGGATGCCGTGGCCGAAACGCCAGTGGCAGAGACGGCAAAGTCAAAGTTTTCTGTGACAGAGCCAACCTGCCCAGTAGCTGACACACCAGTGACAGAGACATTGATTGAAATAACAATGGATACTGTGACAGAACCAACAGAGCCAGTAGCCGAGACGCCCGTGACAGGAACTGCAAGGTCATAAGCTACTGTTACAGAGCCGACAGACGCGGTTGCGGATACTCCGGTGACAGATACGTTTGTGCCGGTCGCCAACACGCCTGATATGGGCTGGGACGAAATAGGTGATCCGCTGATTCCGAACCCTAGATACAAGTCAAATCTCCGAATATTATCGGGTCAATAATACCCCAAAACTGTTAGAACGTCCCGATAATAATAAAACCATCTCCACCGTTGCCACCGTTACCAGACGTGCCTGCGCCGGAACAGCCGCCGCCACCGCCGCCCCCACCGCCGTATGATGCATCACCGCCTTTACCGGCTGTGGTTGTTGCTGCGCCATTTCCGCCAGATCCGCCACTAAAAAATAACGGAAATGATTTAAGACCCGGTTGAATTAAAGCGCCTTTTTGAAAGCCATTATTCCCGTTCAATGCGCCAAAAGATATGCCTGGGAACAATCCTGAAGCACTAATAGCCCCACCGCCGCCAGCCCCGTTTCCCCCGCCAGCACCCCCAGAAGTAATAATGCCAGACCCTCCATATGTAAAATTAGGACCAAAGTTATTAACGACGTTTGCCCCGTTGCCTCCCACCTGACCGGCGATAGAATACCACAAGCCTAATGAGCCGAACGGGCCGCCTGTATTAACGCCAACAGCACCTGCTACACCCGCTGTCGAAGCCGCCGCGCCCCCGCCGCCGCCCCCTTGCGTAAAAATGATATTTGCTTGCGTCGTATTTGCTTGAACGCTGACATACGACGTTGCTCCGTTTGCCCCCGCAGTATTTGCCGTTGCACCACCTAATCCACCGGCGCCGGGCTGAACCCAGATTGTATCTGGCAACAAAATAGCCGGGATTAACATACGAGATGCACCGCCAGCGGCTCCGCCGCCGCCGCCAACCGTTGTTGCTCCGTTTGCTGGTCTTCCCCCACCGCCTCCAGCAGCAAGCATAAAGATGTAGACCATTGAGCATCCGGCAGGTTTCTGCCACGCTTGCCAATCGGTTCCGCTTGCATAGAAAGTTTGGAACTTAGAGATTCCAGGGGTTGGGATCGCGTTAAGAGGATACATCAGAAAGCCCCAACCAAAATTAAAGCGCCGCCACCATTGCCGCCGTTGCCAGAAACACTGCCAGAACCTGTACCAGACCCGCCTCCTCCGCCTCCGCAACCCCAAGCACCGTTACCGCCGGTACCTGCGGTGTTTGGTCCTCCTACTCCTCCTCCACCTGTCCCCCCACTAAAAAGTAATGGAAACAGTTTAAAGCCGGGGGCAAAAGTTTGTCCAAGACGGAAACCATCTCTGGCTCTTTCAGCATTCCCAGAATTAGATGCCAGACCTCCAGGGATTGTTGGCATTAGGCCGGACCCCGTTATGTCTCCTCCGTTTCCGGCATTCCCGCACCCACCACCGGACCCTGCTGTAATTGGTAGACCGGATGCGCCAAAAACAACGCTTGAACCTGCTCCAGCCGCCGCCGCCCCTGCACCGCCTGTTTGTCCGCTACTAAAAGTAAACAGTCCGCTATTGCCAAAAACACCAGTACTTACGACGCTTGCTCCGGCTCCGCCAGCGCCAGTTGCGGCCCCACCACCGCCGCCGTTTACCGACAAAATAACATTTTGGGCCGTAGTATTGGGGGCTATTGATAGGTATGAAAGAGCGGCGTTTCCACCGCCGCCGTTTGCTGTGGTAGAACCAATTCCACCTTGCGCTGGCCTAACGTAAATAATATCGGGGAGTAATGTGGCCGGAGTTAATATATTTGAAAAACCACCAGACCCGCCTCCGCCAGCCGCCGTTGTTAAAGCACCGTTAGCAGGACGTCCCCCACCGCCCCCAGCAGAAATAACAAAAAAATAAATCCAAGAGCATCCGGCTGGTTTTGTCCATGACAACCAACCGTTTGTAGTGGTCGTGTTTTGTTGTGCGTAAAACACCGACCAGTTGGTAATGCCGTTTCTCGGTAGAGCGTCATTCCACATTAGAACGCTCCTATAAAGATAATGCCATCGCCACCATTGCCGCCGTTGCCCGAAACACTGCTAGCACCTGTACCAGACCCGCCTCCTCCGCCTCCACCACCATAGGCTGCGTTGCCGCCGGTACCTGCGGTGTTTGGTCCTCCTACTCCTCCGCCGCCAGAACCACCAGAGAAAATGAGCGGGAAAGATTTAAGGCCCGGTGTCCACATAGCCCCAAGTTGAAAACCAAGGTTACCCGCACCGCCAGTTGTTCCTGCGCCGCCAGAAATAGTCGGGAAAACAACATTGTTAATAATGTTTCCACCAGCACCTGTGCCGTTACCGCCGCCAGTGCCGGGAGTTGTTATAATTAATGTAGTAATTGTCGCATTTGTTCCAGAGCCGTTTGCTACTGAAGCGCCAACTGTTCCATTGCTACCCGGCGATGCAGAAAATAGACCTAAGCATTGAATTGCAGGAGTTGTTATTCCCGTGGCCCCGCCGCCTCCGCCCGTATTTGCTGCTGCTCCAGCCGCCCCGGCGCCGCCTGCTTGTGCAACGAGAGAATTGGCAACGGTCGTATTTGGTTGCATTGCAACATAAGATGTTACGCCAGTGGCCCCCGTGCCGACTGCGGTAGCTCCTAACCCCCCTGCCCCCGGCCTGACATAGAGAATATCTGGGACAACAAAAGCAGGAATTAAAAACCGAACATTCCCCCCACTACCTCCACCACCGGCAGCGACAGTCAATGCTCCGTTGTTTGATTTGCCGCCGCCGCCACCCGCAGCAATTATCAGGATGTATATCCAAGCGCATCCCGCTGGTTTCATCCATGTCTGCCAACCAACAGCCGTATCCGTGCTTTGAATAGCGTAATACGTTTTCCAATTGGTTATGCCGTTGCGGGGGAGCGCATCATTCCACATTACCCAACCCACCAGGAAGGAGGCGTGTCAGAAGAACCCGTGACAGAATAATCAAATCCGCCCGTCAAAACATTTCCAACAGCATCGTAAAGAACAGCGTTAGACAGATTAGAATCCATGATCTGCCATCCGGGTAAACGATCTGGGCCGTATTCAATTGTCCAGAAAACCATTAGTAGTCTCCTGCAATAACCAGTGGGTTAAACCCAGTTGTACTAGCACCCGTTGACGTTCCAAAAGTTACGAGCAACTTCGTAGATGCTGGAAGTGGGAAGTTAACTGGAATTTCATACTGTGGCGAAGCCGTCGTGTTGGATGCCGTGAATGCAGCAAGCGTCAATTCTGCAATCATTGTCGTATTGGCAGCAGTGTTCGTTGTTCCTGCTGTAAAAGCACCTGTGGCAGAGCAATAAAACAGCCGAGCCACAGTCGCAGCAGTTGTCGAGATGGACTTCAGGATCACCTTATAAACGAAAGATCCTGACGCTGATGCCGTGAAAACAAGGTATGTGTTCGCGCCCGTGCCATCAGTTGCCGTATTTGCAGACGGACCAACAAGCGCACCGGCCAAACTCAGGTTTGGTGTTCCGACATAAATTGGAAGCGTGTTGAGTGTTGTATTAGCCATGACTTACCTCAAGTGAAAGCGCCAAGGCGCAGTTGTTCTATCTGACCACGGATCAAAGCCGCAGTTATCTGAATGGTATTATCAGGGAAAGTAAGATCCGTTGTAATGACAAGATCGGAGATATTTACGTTTCCGCTGTTATCCCTTTGAACCGTCCGAGATGCGGCAAGAACCATCATCACATCCTTCGTTCCGGCGGAGAATGACACGGCGGCGTTGGAGTTAGATGATGTATATACAGTTGTTCTTGTGATGGTGTTGGCAGAGGAATATGTCCCTAAGCCAACTTCCCATTCATTTAGCGTTTGATGAGCGATAGAATAATAGCATGTGTCACCGACAGACATGACAGCACTAAACGTCTTGTATCCTGTCGCGGCAGTTCCGGACACGACCATTGGACTTGTACTTGTTGTCGTCGATGTATCGTAGATACGATCAGATGATACAAAAGCCATGCTCTTATCCTAACACTACCTCAGGCGATGCGGATAATTGCGTTCGATGCGTCAGCCGTTGGGAAAATAACCGTGAACGTACCCGAAGACACCGTCTTATCCGAACCAAAGTCCAGGATACAGACCGAAGGATTCGTCAAGCTGAGACCAGAAGTTGGGGTTGAGTTGTAGATCATCGCGCCACGAGCTGTGAACGAAGCAGACGACCACGAAGCATCACCGAAGTCCGTGAATGCTGTCGTGCTTGTGCTTGTCGGATCGACGTTTGTCAGCGACACACCACCCGCCGTATATGCCGAGCCGGACGTATTCGTTATTTCGTTCGTTGAGGTGTACGCAGTTGTTGCTGCGGTGAACGAAGCAGAATCCGTATACAAGGCAATCTTGAACGTATCGCCGCCAGTTGCACGGAAGTCATGGGCAGCTTGCATGAGCTGCACCTTGAACGACGTACACATAAAGTTACCAGTGAAGGCCATCACACACTCCTTATCAGATCAGCAAGTTGCGGATGACCCGCATCAGTTAAAGTCTTTGATACCACAGAAGCATTATCTTTAACAGCTTCTTTGATATAGTACAGAACCACAGCCTCAATCCGGGACTTGAAGGCCACCGCCTGTTCCCGGATTTCAGGAGGAGCGGTATCTGAAACCGACATGATTTTGTCCGAGGCCTGTTTAGCCCAGAACTCGACAGGGTGACCATTTTCCGAAATGGCTACGTCAACCCTGAAAGCACCTGTACCGAGAGCGTTAAACATCAGTTAGCCTTTACCCGAATAAGGCCGTCACGATAAGCATCTTCATTTTCACGACCTTCGCCGTAGTTTTTAAGACGTGACAGCGATTCATTGAACCGTTGGTTATAGAGGTTAAGGAGATCTGGCTCACCCTTCATGAAGGTATAGGCTTCGACCAGACATCCATAGAGCATTGCCTGTTGAGCATTATCCCCAAGCCAGGTAGTACCCGCCGTGACAATACTTTCAGGACGATAGTAATAGTGCAGTTCTACGGAGTAGTTACTTGCTGGAACAGGGGCAAGAATGAAGTTGTCCACGTCGAAAAGCGCGTAATACTTCGGCGAACCTGTTGCCCCGGTCGGGTTATACTCTTGGAGATACTCAACATCCTTCATCAAAAGGAAGCTTGTAGACCCACTTACCGTGACACTGAGGCTGAATGGGGAAAGATAATCGGTAGGAACCGCAAGATATTTGTTGCTTGCTGTCAGTGTTCCGGTATGGTTCTTACGAAAAACCTCAAGATCGACGGCGTAAAGCAGCCTTTCTTCCGTGTTCTGGATGAAGGTATCTATATTGTCGTTGAACGTCGTTTCGTCGTACTGGGTAAAGTCCTTAATGGCCTGCACCAGTGTAGCATATGTCCATGCCATTATGTGATCTCCACTTCAGGAACGCCCAACTGCATAACCCCTTGGAGAAGATTATACTGCACAAATGGGAAAATATCATATCCCACCGGCACATCAATTGGCTCCTTACGATCAGGGCGTGGATTCAAAAGAGCCTGTGGTTCTGTTGGCGGGTAGATTGGGTCAAGTTGCGGGTGCTTGGCTTCCCAGCATTCTGGGCATGTGCGAAGACCATTCCACTCAAGTTTGAGCTGAAGGTAAGTATACATGAACCCGCAGCGATCACATATCGCTTTTGACTGGAAACCTACGGCAAACCGCGTCATTAAATCACCCTATACGATGATCGTCCTGGCGTAAGGTTTAGGGATGCCCGGTCACGATCTTCCGCAGCGGCCCGTGTAAATTCCTCATCATACACAGCCTTGAGGAGCTGACTTCTGTCAGGAGCCTTTTTGAGAGAAAGGTAGTAGGCAAGGCCAGCCGCCAGACAAGGATAAAAGCGGAAAGGGATTTCAAGCGTATTAACCCCGGAAGAAGCATCGTCCATACGAACGAGTTTATTGAAAACAATGTAGTAGGTCTGATCAGGTGTCGGCCAGATCTTGATGAGCGGTGTGATCTGCCTGTCAATGAAGTATTGAACAGGCCGGGCCTGCGTTAACTTATTGGGAATGTTGAGATAGTATTCACGGCTGATGCGCTCAAGAGTCAAGTCAGCTTGACTGGATGTGCCAACACCGTTGGTGAACCGAACAACAGCTTCCAGGACATCGATGGTTGAAGAGGACAATGCATACTCATTGTCTCCAGCAACAACCGTAATAATCTCTTCTTCAATCGTCCATTGATTGAGGCCGCGATTGGCCCAGTCAGCCAGCAAAAGGTTCAGGCTACGACGAGCTGTGCGCTGATCATAGCCAGTTTTAACCTCAATGCCGCAGCGTTCGAAGGCTTCTTCGATATACTCTGCGACATCAAGTTCAAAAGACTTTGTGC